TCCAGTTCACGGTATAGCCGGATGTCCTGCGGAATGGTGTCTCCATCCGCCAGGTTGCCGGCGGCAATGTTGCCGATGATTTGTCCCTGGGCTTCCAAGGAGGGGGCTGTAAATGTTTCTACTGGGGTAAATTTCTTACGTGCGGCTTCTTTTTCTTTGGCTGCGTTTTGAAGGGCTATGTCTGCAAACTCTTTGAGCGCGTTACGGAAGGCGCTGTTGATAAATTCCATGAACGTTTGCTGGGTGGCGGTCATGGCTGCGCTTATTACCTCCCATTCCTCGTCCGTGAAATCAATCTCCACTTGGGGAGGAATGGGGGAAATTTTATCCGTCATGAGACGCTGAATGATGAGGAGGGCTTTTGAGGGAACTTCCCGTGATACGCTTAGCCAGTTGTTTAGCGTTCTTTTGTCAACCCCACATTGTTCTGCGAGCCATTCGCGGGATTTTCCAGAGTCCTTAAGCCATTTTTTAATGTCTTCCTTGGTCGGCGTCATACGTTGATAATACATCATTTTGGTGATTTGTCAATAATCGCTTACGAAATAAAATCACTACATGATGATTTTATTTCTTGCAGATGATAACTGTTTGGTGTATTTGTGAGTCATCAAACGTAACACGCCATGTACTCAATCATCAAATTCAGCGAAATGGAGGACGGCATCAAGAACTGTCTGCTGGCCTATGCCGAGCAAGGAATACGTCCCAAAGAAGTAATGAAGTCCCTTCTTATCCGAGAAGCTCAAAGGCTTGGGTTTGTACTAACCACGGCCCGCGATCTCCCCCGCTCGAAGAACCCCAAGAAGCCGGCGGCATGAAAACAGAAGATTTAGTCGTCCGGATAGAGTTTCTTAATAGCAAACGGGGAGAGTCTAAAGATACGCCATGTATTGGGGTGAATGCGGATGGTGCCAACATCGACCAGGAATCCTTTGTTTACGAGACAGCGGACGCTTTTGTCCGCAGGGTCGAGTTCAAGCTCGGCGCTCTGGGATTGAACAAAGGAGAGAAGCCTTTTCTTCTCGTCTTTGGGGAGACTTTGGAAGATACGTTCGTTCCTTTTCTCTGCGGCACGGTTGGAAGAAAGCTGGAGAAGATTGCCGCCGAGCTTCCCCATGATGCGCACCAGGATAATGGAAACACTAAGCAGGAAGATGATATATGCGACGTGGTTGTGCTGGTTTGTCCACTCGGAGATGCCAAGTGGTATCAGAAGTTTCTCTGGGGTGATGAGGTAAATCCCGCTGGCACAAGCAAGTACGCAGTCCGTGTGTTTGATGGCGAGCGTTTTAAGGAGCTCCGCGAGTGGGCCAAGCGTGGCGATTTCCATAGACGGGATTTTACCCGATAACCCTAATTATTTCAAACCTAACAATGATGATGAATACGAATACAGAATTACCGAGGAATGCTCGGATGTTGACCAAGGAAGAAGCAAATGACTGGGACAAGAGCTGTTCCGCTTTCGGCCCCATTTTCCTCGAAGTAGATGGGGAAATACGCGAGTTTGAAAGAATAAATTCCTGTCCTTCCCCTGTTCTGGGGAAAGGTTTCCTGGTATTGGCTGTCTCTTGCCCCGAATGGGGGAAAGAGAAACTAGTGATTGTTGCCAGATGTAAAGAAGGAAAGGAGGTAGTTTGAATGAATGATGCGGAATCTAGAATTCGCGTTAGGGATGGTGAGAATATAGGTATAGGTCCCGTCGTCATTTTTATCAATCATAGCAATGTAATCCACATTCACGATATGGGGACGACCAGAAGAATCTTCTATTGTGATGAATTTAGGCATAACGGAATAGTAGCCTGACAGCTTTCATCTTCAAGAATAATGAGCCGGCATGCGCATGAATTTAGGCAATACGAGCACATTCAAAGCCAAGATGTTACATTGGCAGGCTCTCCACTTTTATTTAAGTAATAACAACCAATATTAATCACTAACAAATAACCAATGATGAACTGGACTGAATTTATTGTTGTCACGATGCTCAACCTGGCAGGCTACTTGTCCGCGTTGATGCTTGGTATCAGCCTGGGAGAGAAACACATCATACGCCAGGTAAACAGAACCCTGGAAGAGATGAGAAAGGAGCGGGCATGATTGTCGAATACGATAACGAGGATCGGTGCATCCGGGTGAATGGAGAATACGTCGCCATCCGGGAAGCGGAGGGCCTCATGGACGATTTGACGCTGGCGATTGACCAGTGGGAAGTGGATCACGCCGCGCAGTGCGATAACCCCGACGGACACTACGACGACTGACATGGAAGAAGCCCTGATCGAAGATTTGAAGCTGCTCGGCTGGCACGAGCTTTAACTAATCGCCCGGCCCAGGTGGGGCCTGAAACCAAAACACAAATCGAAACGGAAAAGAGTAATACGGTCTGGCAGGCGCGGGGCGGCGTAAAGTCCCGTCCGGGCGGCCATTTTAATTAACCGAATATGAGCACGAATGAAAAAACGTTGAAGAGTCTGGCGGATGCCCTGGAAACCATAGCCAGGGTTCTTAAGGAGGCTGCTTCTTCTCCTGTTCCTTCCTCCCCGGAGGCGGCGAGCGTGGGATTATTGCCTGATTCCGACGAGGCGCAGGCGATTACCGCCTTCCGTGGCAAGGTAGTTGTCACTCTGGATGACGTGAGGTTCATGACGGGCTGGGGAAGAGAGCGTATTCTTGCCCTTGTCCAGGACGGCAGCATTCAGGCATTGCCCGGAACAGGAAGCGCCGGATGCCCCTATGAGTTCCCTGCCCTGTCTGTATGGCGCTATATCCACCAGCAGGATCATGCGCAGAAGCCTCAAGTGAATGGAGTGGATATGAATATTCTTCCCCCGCGCAGAAGACGAAAGGGGGCTGCGGCATGAAGAGTTTTTTCAAATTTATGGGAGCCTGCTCCTTTGGTTTTTCCGCTGTAAGTCTGTTCTGGCTGGCGGTGGAGCTGGATAACGCCGAGCTGCAGGCCGGCAAGAGTCCGCATTCCGGGTTTTGCCCGGAGTCTCCCTCCCCCATGAAAGCTTTTGACGGTTTGGAAAAACCGTCCCGCCCTCACGGTATGAGGAAACAATGAGTTGGCCGGGGACGGCGGCAACCGAACCCCGACCTGTTATCAATAGCTAACCAATAGAATACTAATAACGTGAATACCACTACAACAGAATCCCTGACTTTACAAGAGCAAGGACAGCAACTGTCCGTTCTGGGAGCGTTTGCTAATAGTGAACAGTTCCAGATGGCGAAGCAGGCCGCCGAAATGCTTGCATCCTCCAGCATGGTTCCGGCTGCCTACCAAAACAACCCCGGTTCCTGCTTCATTGCTATCAATACCGCTTTACGGCTGAGGATGGATCCGCTGATGGTGATGCAGAACCTTTACGTGGTCCATGGGACTCCTTCCTGGTCGGGCAAGTTCGCCATTGCTCTTATCCAGACCTGCGGAAAGTTTACCGGCATCAAGTTCGAGGAACGCCGCGCTGGTGAAAGGCTGGTCGAAATGCGCCTGGTGGCCACGAAGAAGGAAACCGGCGAAGAGTGCCGCGGCGTATGGGTGACGGAAGAAATGGCGAAGAAAGAAAAATGGCTGGAAAAGAACGGTAGCAAGTGGGCCACCATGCCGGAACTGATGTACAGGTACAGGGCTGCGGCGTTTTTCGCCCGGACGGAGTGCCCGGAAGTCCTGAATGGGTTGAGCGTGGAGGGAGAGGCGGAAGATATTGCCGGCAAGAGCCAGCCGGATATTAAGCCGCCCCTGTTCAAGTCCAGGGCTTCCATGGGGGACGTTGTGGATGCCGAGAAGGTTGCTGACTCCCCGCGTCTCCCAGTTGCCGCAGAGATCCCCGGCAAAAGCGACGCGGAGATTCCCCCTCCTCATATCCGGTTGATGGAAGCCCTGTCTTGCACGGAAGAGGAGTTGAATGCCGTGTTTAAGAAGGCGTCCGGCGGCAAGGTGGATAGCTGGAAGAAGCTCACTACCGCAAAGCTGGAAGATTGCCTGGGGAACCTGGGAGAGATGCAGGCTGTGCTGGCTGAAATTCAAGCGCAATAGGAAGGAGAAGCAGATACATGGATACGTTATCGACTTATGATCCCCGCCAGGGGCTGCCCTCCGCCTCCGCATTTGGCCGGCTGGCGCTGTGTCCCGGCTCTTTTACCTTAGAGCAGTCTTGCCCGGATGAAATTTCCGCCGCGGCGAACGAAGGAACCTTGCTGCACGCCTATATGGAACAGTTGCTGACCGGGGAACCCTGGGAAGGCGCCCCCTTGACTGCGGAACAGGTGGAACTTTGCGAACGCGCCATGCGTATGTTGGACGGGGTGAAAGAGATGATTGAGAGAGATCATCCCGGCGCCGTGTTTTATCTGATCTCCACGGAACAAAGAGTGTTTTACCGCAACCTGTTCGGGACTGCGTACTATTCCGGACAGTGGGACGCCTTGTTTGAAGTGAATTGCCCCGATGCCGGCTTCATGCTGGTGGCGGACTGGAAATTTGGCCGTGTGGAGGTGGATTCCGCCGAGGCCAATCGCCAGCTTGAGGCCCTTGTCCCTTTGGTGGCCCAAAAGGAGCAGAATGACAACGTCATTCATCAAGGCATTTACGCCGCTGTTATCCAGCCGCGGGTAGCCGGTCCCGCATCCGTGGCATTTTATGATACCGAAGCGATTGACCAGGCCGAACAACGTTCTCTCGCCGTCGCCAAGGCGGCTATAGCCCCGGACGCCCCGCGCTATTGCAGCGAGGAAGCTTGCCGGTATTGCCGGGCCAAGGCTGTGTGTCACGAGGCAGCGGCCCTGGTGGAGCAGGCGTCTTTGATTACTACGGAGAGGGATAAGTGGGAGTTGTTTTCCCCTGCCGAGAAGGTGAAGGCTTACCGCCTGGCGAAGACGGCAAAGAAATGGGCGGCGGCTGTGGATTACCGGTTTGAACAGGATGTGGCCGCCGGCCTGATTCCCGGTTTTGAGATGGCGCCCGGACGCACCAGTTTCACGGTAACGGATCCTTCCGGGGCGTTTTCCGCGTTGAATGCCGTGTTCCCGGACGAGGTGACGGCGGAAGCGTTTGCCGGATGCTGCAAAGTCGGCATCACGGAACTGGACAGACTGGTGCACGCGGTCCGTAAAGCGGCGGATCCGAAGGCGACCACGAAGGCCAGCCGCGAATGGCTGCGGCAGTTGCTGGCGAAGTATGGCGAATCGAAAACCACGAAGGGTTCCGTGAAGGAAGTGGAAGGAGGTGCGGCATGATGACTACATTGACCATTACCTTGCCCCACACGCCGCGGGAACTCTCGCCTAACGCCAAGACTCCCCTCACGCAGAGGGGGGCCATTGTGGCAAACAAGAAGAAGGTGTCTGCCAAACAACGTGCCCGGACGATGGCGTGGGCAATCACTTGGGAAGCCCTGAAAGGACAGAAGTTTGTACCCACTCACTACCGGGTAATCTGGTATTTCAAGGGAGACGCGCCCGATGATGATAATGTCCTGACGCGCTGTAAATATTATAAGGACGGGGCGTGCAAGGCCATGAAGATTGACGACGGCCCCCTGCGTTGCCTGGGGATTGACCGGATTCATGACTTTGGCCGCGCCGGACAGGTGGAAATCGTGTTTGAAAGGAGGGACAATGAAAACGCCTAAATGCCCTATTTGCGGTGTACCGTTGAAACCCATTCGAGGATATGATGTCCATGGAATAACAACCGACTGGGTTGCTGGTTGCTACAATTGTTTCTTCCAGAGTTCCCATTTTTGGAAAACCAAGAAGGCATGTATTGAAGATATGG